CGGCAAAACCTCATCAACATAGAACGGAATGAGATAGCCCGAATCAAAAGTAAGAAGATGACGCTGTTCAGCGGTAAATTTACTGCGCGGGATACGCGCATCGGGAATCATAGCAAAGTGAGAGACATTGGCAGAACGGTTGCGAAACATAAAAACTCCTATTTTGGATCATATTCGACGTGAATGTGATCAGACTCCAAAACCACGTCAAAATCAGAGCCCAAGTAGCCTTTGATAACGTTGATTATTTCAGGAAGTCGCGCAGGTGGAATATTGCGAATGCGCAAATCAGCGGCGCGGCCAGAATAATGAAGAGAGCCATCTGAATGAGCTCCGTCACAAACTGAAGTGAGAGTAAGTCCATAACCAAAAACCCTTTGGAATACATCGTGGATGGTAACCAGCCCCAGCACGAGCTGGGGCTGGATTTTTGAAATGTCTACGCCCTGTTTGAGAGCAAGAACCATTACTGCCCCTTCTTCTTATGAGCGACGAGAAGGAGGCCGATTGCGTTGAGGATGGTCATAATGCCATCCCAATTATCGACAAGAAACGACATGAGTCCCCTCCTACGCTGCGAATTGAGGCTGGACGGGAGCAAGCTCTTTGAGCGAAGCAGCTTGAGCAACAAGCTTCGGGACATCGTAAGCAGTAACAATACCCGTGCGATGATCATACGAGCCTACCTCATACAGTGCGAAATCGTTGGAATGAGTATTGAACATGTTGCCTTCGCGCGGAGTGTTCACCTCAACGGTAAAACCACGAATAGCCTCATTGGCATTGCGCTGAACAAAGGGGGTATTAAAAGTGTCCCCTACTGCATCACGTACAACATAAAGAAAGTGTGTAGGGACATTAGAATTACTGGATTTATTAAACATAAGGTCTCCTGTTTTGTTGAGTTAAAACAACAGGTTAACCATAGTACATATTATGCGACAATCGCCATTTCACAGTAACTTACGGCGTAGGCGCTCTAAAGATGCAATAGCAACCTGTTCCTTAGACTTCAACCTAAGTGGAGTATTGTCGTCAACAGAAAGTTGCGCTTTTTCCATCCGTTTGTCTTTTATTTCTACGAGAGCATCAGAAAGTGTGACATCTTCGTAACTAATGATAGCGCCATTTGAAAGCGTTACGGGAACGGAAAACACAGTAGATTCAGAGCGTTCTAGCAGTTTATCATAGTAACGAGGCACAGAAACGGGCTTTCCATTAACAATGACATTATCATGGGGAAAGACACTGGCCTTGTATTTTTCAAACCACGAGGCCCCTATTCCCGGCTTCAGGGACATTTTATTGAACTCTGGCTGGCGCCAGAAACGATCACCGGTGGATGGATCAACATATTCATAGTGAGTATCAGCTGCATCACCTGTCATTTTTTTCATGACATAACGTGCGACATAAGCAGCAGACTCATAAGTAAGTTCACCGACCGAAGAGAAACCAAAAGGCCATAATTGTTCGAGTATTTTTGAACGATAAATAGCAGCACCAGAAGGAGTGCGACCATGGTAATCACGATCGGGAAAGTTAAGACCAAAGATACATGCGTGGAAATGAGGTCTACCAAACTGCTCACCATACTCACCTGCCATATAGAAACGAATTGTTAAATCAGGAAAGCGCTTACGCAAGCGCTTCATAAATTTTTGAAATTCCTCATAGCGCAGATCAGAGCCTGAATGATGACGATTATCGAGCCAAGAGAAGGATGCGAAAGTCAGTGTAATGAAGCAATTATCTTCATGCATTTGAGCTTCATGCATAATGCGAGTTGCCCACTTACGGGATCGAGTTAGGCGACACCCTACACAACGACCACAAGGAAGTTTTAAGTCAGGATGAATTGAATCACAGACCTTTGCATTATAAGTAAGAACTAGCTTTTTTTCGGACGGATGACGCCAAGCATCGAGAGGATGGTAGCAGACCATAATGATTTACCCGAATAAGACGGGAAGTTACCCCCAACCGCCCGCCTGCTATTTGGGAAGCGCGAGCGGATTGGGGATAACTCCCCTGCACTGTGCTAGAGACGAATACCACCACGAACACCGTAGTGAAGATTGACCATTTTTGTACGTGCAGCATGACGATTGAATTGATGAGTCGAGCTGCGACGATCTACTTTGTGACGAGAAAGAGGCTTCATAAAAACTCCATGTTAAAGTTGAGAGCGGTGTCACCTGGCACCATTACATCAAGTAGGTAATGGTGCCAGGAGGGGGCTAAGCCCCCTCCCCTCCCCCGGTTGTATCCTGCGCGGGAGACTGAATCACGACAGGCAGAGGAGTAACCACGGCGGGTTTCTCAAAAAGACCCATCTCAATAAGCTTTTCAGCATTTTTAGGGTCCATAATAAAGTCAACAAAAGCAATAGGGTTATTGCCGAATTGTGAACGAATACTTTCAGGAAGGTCAGCAAACTGCTGACGAGCTTGAACAGTAATATTCATGATCTCGTGGAACGATTGAGGCATATCAGAGAAGTCGCCTTGAACAGGCTGACGAGGATTGAGGAACATCGAAATATCCTGCCCTTTGGCATGGCGATCAATGATCCAATTAGGGTCAGACATATCAGTAAACTCTTGACGGGTAAGCGAAGGCTCCACGTTAACAGTAGCCGTCAGGTCAGAAACGAAGGCTCCAAAGCCATCATAAGGAGTGCGGCAGAGCGGAAGCTGAACAACATCATGTAGCTCCATATAATATTGAACGACATCAGGCGTACGATCATAAAGTTGCGCGATACGAAGGCATTCAGCAGAAAATTCAGTAGTAGACATAAGAGAACTCCTATTATTTAACAAATTTAACGACATTACGAACGGGAAGTTTTGCGGCTTTAGCCGCAGATACTGCAGATGCAGCAGAATGAGCAGCGCCGGAGGCCTGACCAAGGCCACCAAACAATGCATTCATTTTTTTACCGAAACCTACTGTCCAAGGATGTGATGCATTCCAATCAGCATCACTTTTTGCACCTAAAGTGTCTTGATTAATTTTAGCAGTAGAAGCGTTAGAAGTAGCGGCATCAGCCAATGCTTTGATACCAAGATTCCGATTAAGAATAATATCAGAATTATTTTTAGCAGTTTGACTACGAATTTGATCATTTTGAGCCTGAAGATTGGCAACTTGAGCAGCATTCATTTTAGCAGCCATGGCAGTATGAACAGCAGACCCAACTGCGTTTTGCATAACGGCCTGCGCACCACTACCTGAAGATGCACCACCATTCGTATATGCAAGCATGGGATTAAGTCCAGCGGCTTTTAAATCAGCGACAGCGCGTTGATAGGCGGTACCGGTTTGATCAGCTTGAAAGGCGCGATTAGCGTCAGCCTCGGCAGAATTTGCATTATTAGTAAGGACACCACCAAGAAGATCAAGACCACCAGAGATAAGCGCGGAAGAACCGCCATCACCAAGAAGCGAAGAACCAATTTTAGCGATGCTTGAGAACAGACCCATAGGTATCCTCCACAATACGTTTTACATCACGATCAAATTGATCTTTTTTGATAAGACGAGCCTGTTGCTCGGGGGACAAATCTTTAAATTTGGACATAGGATAGCTCCATTTCCCCCATTGTTTCCCAAGAGAAACAACGGGGGCCATATAAGGTTAGAGACGAGATGAGATGCCCGGGACACTGTAGAGCGGCATTTGACGAGCCATAGTGACCGAGAACAAACAATCAGCGATAATCTGTTGACCATTGGCAGAAGCACCAACAGCAAGAACACGCGAATGCGGCGGCGTATCCTGAATAAACGTATCGTTGAGAGCCGGAAGCGAAGCGAATTTTTGAGCAAGATGCCAACCATCGATAGTACCGGCAGCAGTAGAGGTGAAGAGACCGGAGATACGGTTAGGCTTAAAGCGATATTCAGCCCATGCCTCTTGATATCCAAAAGTAAGGGTATCGTTAGCAGAACCATCGCAATAAATTTCATCATTGCGGACAGCTTTTTCACCCAGATTAGCGAGCGCGGGGAAATAGAAGTCATAGCGCGTTAAACGAGTCCACATACGATGGAGACCTTGCTGATAGGTCAGGTCAGCGCGAACGGAACAAAGCCCAATAATATAACCATGCTCAGTGAAGGATTGCGAGAAGCCAATACCATGATCGACAATAGTACCAATACCCGAAAGGGTACCAAGCGGGGTAGAACCACCGGTAACACCGGTTTGAGTGGTTTGAGCGATAGGATTGATATTAATAGGAACAGAGCCACCACCGAGATATTCGGGACGTTGGAGACGAGCGTCGGGTGATGTAACACCGAAATGAGCCTTAGTGAGCTCAATGTAGCGAGTACCACCACGAGCATCTAATTCAAGAAGCTCTTGAATCATAATGGATTGACGAAGAACATTGAGGGAAACGCCAGTAGAAGCAGACAAATCGGCGAAGAGAGGATTCCCAGTAGGAGCACCAGCATTAAGGAAAGCGCTGCCAGTAGTAAGGGTAGAAATAGACATATTGCGCTGGCTACCAGCGCCATCACGAACAGTAACAGCAGTGCTAGGAGTAGAAATAGTAGCCACAGGAGCAGTACCAGCAAGCGGAATAGTTTGTGTAGAAGCACCTTTTTGCGGCCAAGGCAGACACGAGGTAAAATAGTCATGACGCTTACCGCGGCGGCGAAGAACATAGTTAGCGACAGTATCAGGGCCATCACCGATATCTATAGTAGGTGAATTTTGTAAGTTTTGATCGCGGAACCACTCTTTATAAATGAGATTGTAGGCACGAAGAGGAAGAGCACTAGCGGATTTAGAGTTAGCGCCGCCCATTTGACCGACAGTGATCAGGCCGAAATAGTGTTGAAGAGAGCCGACAGCATAGCCACCGACGGGCGAAACCTGTTGAGGAATAGTATAAGCAATAGAATCACCGGGATTGTCTTGCTCGCCCATGAATTTTTTCCAGTTTGACCACACAAGGCGAGCCGGAACGAAGAAGTAGAATGTATCGAAATAGAGGTTATCCAACAGCGGATAAATAGGCGTAGCCATACGGCCATAAACAGTATGACGAAGATTGTGGTTATCACCCGGCAAAACCTCATCAACATAGAACGGAATGAGATAGCCCGAATCAAAAGTAAGAAGATGACGCTGTTCAGCGGTAAATTTACTGCGCGGGATACGCGC